TTGATATCCGTTACGCGGAACCAAGCCACCATACGCAAATGGATTGGCGTCCTCTGTGGCGCGGTCATAATCCAGCATCAGATAACCGTTGTCATTCATGCCAACAGCTTCAGGCTTACGATCAAGAACTTCTTGAGCCATCAGGCCAAGCTGGGTTTTGCCGTCACCCATGTCGTAGGCATAGATGTTCTGGCCATCATAGGTTTCGCCAACTTGGCGGATGTTATCCTTCAAGCGCTCATCGGAGAACATTGCAAAGAACGCCGGTGCTGCCTCTGCAACCGCAGTACCAGCCGACCAAAGCGTCTTACCCGCGCCAATGAGTGACGCAACATCTTTCAGCCCCGAACCAAGACCGCCACCGCCACCACCGCCGCCAGGTCCACCCTTAGCGACAGCGAGCTCATTAGCGCGCTTGCCAGATTCCAAAACACCTTCAGCAAAGCCTGACTTAGGCACACCAGCCGGGTTTACTTCGTTACCCGACATACGGGTATCTTCATCTTCAACGCCCGGCAATACATCGCCACCGTCTTCATAAGCATGACGCGGGACAATCAAGCCGCCATCGGCCTTCATCTTGTCCTTCAAGTAGTCGCTGATTTCGCCAAACCCGGCTTTAATTTCTTTGCCGGTCTTGTAGATGTCAGCGACACCCTTGCCGATTTCCATAGCCTGCTGCGCACCAGACTTCTGCTGCTGGGGCAAGCCGCCAGCGGTGACAAGTTTTGGCGTGGGCAATGATGCCTGCGGAACGTAGCTTTGGCCGCCGGGAGCACCTTTTTGGCTATAAGGTGCATTTGCCGCATATGGCCCAAGGAACTGCTGCTGAGACTTCAGAATCTCGTTCAGGTCTGTTGTGCCGAGAAGACCACCACCGCCACCAACAGCGTAGCCACCACGATAGAAGCCCTCGCCAGCACGGGAAGGCATAACACCGCCGCCTTCTGATTCCGTGGCCTTTTCATAGTCCACCGTCTTATAGAGATTGCCGTCTGCCGCAGGAGCAAGGCCAACCGCTTCAGGCTTCACCTTTTCAACGTCCTGAGCCATCAGACCGATCTGAGTCCGATCATCGCCATTGTACTTATAGCTATAGATCGGCAAGCCATCATCGGTTTGGCCGATGCGCTCAACATCGTGCTTCAGGCGACGATCTGAGAAGAAGCCTGCGGGCTGGGTCGTCGTGGTCGTGCTGCCAGAAAGCGCACCAGTACCCATCGCAATATTGGCGAGGAACTGAGCCACTTGGAATGGATAGCCACGCTCTTGCAGGAACTGCTGATAGCGGGCCGTAAGATCAGCCTGTTGAGTCTGCTGTTCAGCCGTACCAGCCTGCAACTGAGCCTGTGCGCCCTGCAATGCTGCCTGCTGTGCGCCCGTGCCCAGACCGGCAATCTGCTGACCAGCCTGCATACGGCGAGCAAGGTCTTGTGCGATGACGCCCTGCTGCTGCTGGGCAGTCTGCACAGCTTGACCGTAGCCTTGCTGATAGATCGGGGCCATAGCCTGCGCCGTGCCAAGAGCCTGTTGGCGCATCAGATTGGCGCGCTCAAGGCCAGAACGGTCACCAAAAGCCGCGCCAGAACGAATGGCTGTCGCCTGTTGCTGGGCCAATTCCTGACCCTGCTGCTGACGAAGAGCCTGATACGTGGGGGCTGCAACAGCCTCAGTGTACGGGCTTTCATAATAGCCAATTTGACGCCGAGTCAGAGGCCCAACGTCCTGAGCCCCTGCCAAGGTCAAACCAGCGCCCATGCCATAGTAAGGCTGCGCTGTTTGCGAGGCGACATTAGTGGCCTGAATACCGGCCTGTTGTGTGGGGGTGAGCCCAGCAACAAACTGACCGGGATATTGTTGGAATGGAGTAGCAGCGACTTCTTCAGCCCGTGCGTTGACCGCATTGTATCGGGCCATAACCTCCGGTGGGATCGACACCGATTGCGTAGATGTGGATGTCTTCCCACCCATACCGATTACTCCGCTGCGGCCTGCGCTCCGGCATCAGAGCCGGTGCGGGCATTATAGAGGAAAAACGCGCCCGATGGCTCACCAAATTGGCGCTCATAGAGCTTAATTTTGCCCTTGGTCCGGTGATTTGACAGAACGCCAATGATTAAGGGCATTTTGAGCCTATCCGCGACCAGCTTAGTGAACTCACAGAGCCTACGCGCTCGCCCCCCTTTAGCGGAACGGTAGTCGGGATGGATGAAAATAGCCTTTTCTTCCAGAACCCTAGCGTTAGAGTACCACATAGAGCCAATCCTGAGAAGAACCGCGCCTTCCAGAATGCCATTTTCACCCTCAATTATCCCGACCAATCCATGCTCTAGATTTAAGGCGGGCCATATTTCCTGCAAAAGCTTCTGCGGATTTGGCTCTACAAAGCCATTTTCTTCGCAAGCAGCCAAAGCCAACTGCATCATTGGATCAATGTCTTCGGGTGTTCCAGCGCGAACTCCAAAGCTGTTTTCAAACATGGACTGTCCCCTCTTAGTCCTTAATCACGTTTTGGCCCAGGGAGCTTTTTAAGCGTCTGAACCGTTTTAGCTCTCTGCTTCTTCACAAAATCATCTAAGATTTTATGGCCGGCATCCATATCGCCGCCACCCATGCCTACAACAACTTCCGGCGGAATAACATATTCCCCGCCAGCAGCGATAATCGGCACCAATTCGCCAGCAAACCCGCCTTGCGCATACGCTTTTGGAAGGCCGCCATACTGTTTAGTGATATCGGTCATAATGCGGAACCCCGCCATGGTATTTCCCTCACCCATGGCAGAGATAATATCAGCCGGGATCACATAAGAGCCTGACGGAACATGCATCGGAAGGTGATCGGTACGCCCCGCCACAGGGCTATGGATCGGGCCAATATGCGGTTTGATTCGCGGTGCCCGTGGCTTCACGCCCATAGGTTTGCCCATCGGCATACCCTGTGTAGTCGTCGTCGTTGTGGTTGATCCCATGCCACCAAACGCCCTTTTGGCGCGGCGAGCCGTTTCAAGCGCAATTGCGATGGCTTGCTTTTGCGGTCGGCCAGAATGCACCAACTCGCTGATGTTGGAGCTAACGACCTTCTGTGAGGAACCTTTTTTCAGTGGCATGATCAGAGACTCAGGTTGTAGAAGGCGATTGAACCGATGCCTGATCCCGCAGGAGAGTTACTAATCCCACGGGCAGCAAGAGTTATTACATCACTAGCGTTAAAGCCATTTCCAGTCAGAGACGCGCTTACGCCTAACTGAAGGTCAAAATTATAGCCGAACGGGGCGATAATTGGGACCGAGCCTTGATTGGTAGACACCACATAGTCTGTTTGAACAATGGTATCTGTTGTAGCCGTGCAAGCTGTTGCTGCGGTATCAACATCAACCATGCCGCCGGAAATTTGGCCTGCGGCAAATGTTGCACCAGTCAATGTTGGATTTCTAACCAACACTACTTCGTAGTTTCCTTGCGCTGTGGCAACGAAGTTTACGATGGACGGAATGATAACCGCGCCAAAGTACGATGAGTTTATCCTGATGGAAACTAACGGCGTGAAAGTAAGTCCTGTGTTGTTTGCTATTGTAACGCCGTTTCCTGTTGGTCTAGCAATCTGAGGTGCAGATACTTGATCGTACCCACCTTCAGAAATTACAGTAGAACAAATCATAGTTAACGTTGATGCACTTGCTGTTGCACCAGTGTTAGTGATTTCAAACCGCAAAGGCAACGTAGCGGTCTGCATATAGACCTTAGTTGACGTTGACTGATTGGCATTCTGAAACGTGTGGCAAACAATATACTGACCATTGATAATAAAGCCGCAGCGAAGGTTGCCAACGCCAAGCCATTCAATGTCAAAAAACAAAAGTTGTGTTTTGGTCAGATCAAGCGTCACGCCGGATGGACCAGTTCCGTTAAGTTTGTCGCCGTTCCAATTTGCTTGTGCAACGTACCGACTGTCATCAACAGAGCCGCCAGTGTAAGTACGGATCACAAAAGTAACGCCGTTTGGTCCCTGTTCAAGATAAACGCCGTTGTAAGCACTAAAAAGACCAACACGTTGAACAAGGTTTGTCTTGGCGGCTGCCATGACAAAACTTTGATACATCAACATGCTCTTACCGGGTTGGTAAGGGAACACACGGTATGTTTGAGCAACTGCCGTAGAACCGGATGATGTGGTCGTGTTAAGAGAAACAGACGATTGATTTGTATTGTAGCTCGTCGTTCCTCCTGTTGCTGTTACATAACTGTAATGAATGTCTGGAGCAAAACGGCTCTGACTGTCAAAGATGGTAAACGGTTCAGATACTCTTAGCCGACCAAATGCGTCAGTGTTGGTCCCATTAAGGGTGACCCACGATGGATTGTTCTGCGATCCGTAGGGAGGATAAACGGTGATAGTCATCAGCCAGGTCCCCCCCCAACCTTGAACGTTACTGTAGATGCAGATGCATATGCGGCAACAAACCCACCAGCCGCAAGCACTTGCTGCCCGGTCCACTGCACGGTTGTATTTCCATTGATTGGCGCAGCATAAAACAAAGCATTAGATGCGCCTGCTGTTCCGCCTTTTGGCACCAGAGACACATAAAACGTAGCTGGCGTTGCAGATGTATTGCAGATTTCAATGTCTACAATTGCCATTTGGCTTCCTGATGGCACTGTGTAGATGGTTGAAAAACTACCTGTTCCTGCCGCACCAGATGCTAGTGGCGCACCCTTTGTATAGGCATAGATGCCAGTCATGGCCTGATTAATGCCGTTGATTGCTACAACGCCATTTTTCTGGGCTGTAAGGATGTCATCAAGAGACGCTGCCATCAGAATCTCCCATCCGGCTGCAACCGATAGCGAATGTTTCCGATGCGCCACCATGAATCAATGTCGTTGCTCTCAATCTTGATAGAGACAAGGCGACCACGGAAGCGTGGTGTGATGTAGGTCGTTGCTTGTGTCAGCGTGTATGGGCCATACACAGACGGTGCTTGCCCTGCATAGTCCGTTACATAGAACGTCAGCAAGATATTTGCACCCTGCGTCCCACCGAAATAACCCCATTTCATGTCGGGCCAAATCTGGTCCACGAACATCTTTACATCAGCTTCATTCAGCACAAAGTAACCTGTCTGAAAGTAGCTGTTCATAGCTGTACCATCAGCATCAGGCGATGTCTCATGCTGATAAATGAACGTATTAAGTGCCGCGCCAATCGGAGGGCCAAGCACCGATTCATTGATCCACGCTGAACGAGCAACATACGGGTTTGCATTTGAATTGAACCCGTAGTCCCATTCATTCAACACAACATTATACTTCACATAACCTTCGTTCTCGCCACCATTGCTGATGGTTGGGAAGTACCATGTGATTTCCCCAAAACGGCTGTTCGGTGCGATCCTGATCTTATCAAGGTTGTTGGTATCCAAGTCTTGGAACACCACATCCCAGACGGGGCAGCGAATTGGCTCAACACCACTACCCGCAAGACGGAAGAACTGGCTTGGACCCATCCAATAAACAACGCCACCCATAGAACCCGCTGCTTTGCGCCCAATAAGGCCGCAGCCGTTGCCAAGTTCGTTGAACTGATAAACATATGGAGGGCCAGCATATTGCATCGCCCACACGCCAAGATCAGTCCAAATCAAACCCTGTTGCGGGCCTTGGATGCACTGAACGATGCGCGAGCCTTTAGGAATGCGATAGCTGCCTGCCTGATTTGTGATAGATGCGCGCCACTGATCGTAGTCGTTGACATCGCACCACCTGATCAGCAGTGGATCGCCAACGCCGGTAAAGGTTGACCCCCACGCCACGATTTGGCGCTGCGGCATAGCAACGAACATGCCCTGATTGATTGGCGGGGCATTTGCGATAATGGTTGCAACCACGTTTCCGCTGGTAGGCGACCATACGTAGATCGGCCCATCTAAGGGACACGCAACTAGCAATTCACCCCAGTTATCAAGGGTCCAATCAACGGCATTGATTGGCTGACCGCCGCCTGTAAGGGATGGTGCACCAGAACCATAAGCACCGGCACCATATGGGCCAACACCGTAGCCGCCCGGAATTGGCGCTGGACCAATGCCGTTTGAGTACAGGAAATAAGCCAAGCCGCCGTTTTGCTCTACAAAGTACGATCCGCTGATCTGACCGCCAGATACATAGGCACCAGTTTCAGCACCAGCATATTGAATGCTATTTGGTGAAGCGCCCGTCAAAGTGACAGCACCGTTATATCCCGCCGGTGTGATCCCAGAGATATTGACCGTATCGCCAATACTGAACTCTGCCGAACCGGAGTAAGTGATCGTAACCGTAGTGCCTGTTCCGCTTGCACCTGTTACCGGGATAGTCGTAGCGATATTGAATGCTGAGATTGTGAAATTATCGTCATCAATGACCGAGAAAACTAGATAGTTGCCATACAGTGTCAGACCACCAACCGAGGTCGCGATCAGGATTGGGAAGGTGTCGCCAACTTGCAAACCATGATCTGCAAGCTCAACATTCACAAAGTCGCTGTTTGTTTGGAATGTGTAAATAGCGACAGCGCCGCCATTTGCGACCGTTGATGTCGCCAATGCGGGCTCACCAACAGAATCCAAGGCATAGATGTTATATGTCGTGCTAGAGACACGAATAACTGGATACTGACCAAACAGGACCAGACCACCTACACTGACTTGGGTTTTGATATAAACCACATCGTAGTCGTCTGTCTCATAATTTGGATCAGTCACCAATACTTCATTGCTGCCCGCAGTCGTTGAGAAATCAACTGTCGCATTGACGGTAGTTGTCTGCGGTGTGATGTCGTTGATACCGCCGACATTGATAACTTTAAGCGATCCACCCCCGCCAGTGATCGTGCCGCCAGAAACATACGCGCCTGTTTCTGCGCTGGCATATTGAACCGTTGTAGGGGTCGAGTTGGTGACGATGTAGTAGCCGTTATAGCCAGACGGGTTGATGCCGGAAACGGTGATGCCAAAACCAACAGTAAACGTGTAGTTTGCTGAATGAGTTAGCGTGACAGTCGTGCCATTACCCGTTGCATTAGTGATCGGCAGAGGTCCTTGACCTTCTGCACCCACAGCAAGATAGGAATTTGCATTTGTATCCTCCCAACCCCAAAGGCAGCGGACAATTGATTCAATCGGACTGGAGAAATACTTTGTCCAGCCGCCGAGCTTTTGCACCAAGCCGCCAAGTGTCCGATCTGGGATGAACCTGATCAGTTGGCTTTCAGAAATTGCAGCTTCGTTGAGCGCTGGTGTTTTGTTCTGATCAACACCGGGAAGCAGCTTAAGCGATTGATGCGGCATGGATTACCTCGTCGGTGTAGCGACAACGGACGGGGATTGAGACGACCATGCAGCCGCTTCAAACTTCTTCCTGTTTTCTTCCATGAGAGCCGATTTGAGCAATGCCTGATATTGGCTCTCGTAAGAGACAGCCATTTGCGGGTCATCATTAGCGCGGCCAAAGTTGCGCTGGTAGGCGCTAACATAGATCATGCTCGCCATGATGAAGAGATCAGGCAAATACAGGCTGATGAATGTCGTGGTATTCGTTGCAGACAAGCTGGCGGGGCGAATAGTTCCGACAATCTCTACTTGATAGGCTGCGTCAGGATACGGTCCAATCAGGAACGTAAAGTCGTCAAACGGCGCAAAATACTGCGGCACACCACGATTTGCAGACAAACCAGACCCGTAGCAAGCATCCAAAAACTCTTTGGTCGTTGGGAGCAACGGGACGCGGGTTCCGTTATCGGGATTAGTCGTCCCAGCCGGGGTGATGATGTTGATCTGTTCCGGCACCACAAAGGTGCCTGCCGGAACCGCAATGCTGCGGCTGCCAATCGTGCAGGCATAACTGGTGTTTGAGACAGATGTGAACAGGAAGTCCAGATCACGATACATACGGTTTTCAGCGTATGTAATCATCTGCGGCAGGATCGTTACGTAAGCAGGATCGTTCACTTGGACAACGGCCATAGTGGCAATCTGATCAATGTAGCTATTTGTGCCAGCTACAGTGCCTGCATAGCTAAGGCCAGTTGTCATGTCAGAACTCCGCTAACCGCCTGAACTTACCACTATCAGGCGGTTTTTGCCATATCTGTTGCCTTTTCTTCAACCTCTGCCACACGGCGTCCCCAGCCCTTGCCAAAAGTGTCCCAAGTTGGCAGAGCCTTCAGAAACTCAAG